TTTCAGTGTACGTCACCGCGTGCATAGGGTTAGTAGCCTCGCCCGTCATTTGCGTGTCTAAACTTGGTTTAACAATATATTAGAACCTTATTTTAAACAACTCTGTGCTTAGTATCTATATTATAAAACCTTTATAAATGGAAAACGCCTGTCCTTATCAAACATGAATAGTCTCCTTACATGCGGAAATAATCACACAAGCTATTTAACGGGCACTCCACCAATGCTCCTTGGAGCATTTTTAATCTTTTATTTGTTCTTTATTACTTATATTTTTGCTCACCTTATTGCAATTCTACGAATTACTTCGACTCTTAATTCCCAATCTGGGAAGGAGGAGCGTATTAAGGCTTGGCAACAAAAACGTATTAATCAACAAAGATCCGCCGCAAGGCGCGCTTTAGCTCATGCTTTTCGAGTTGCAAAACAAGAAGAGAATAAGAAAAAGCGACATAGCAAGAAAAATCAGAAATTGAATAGTCAATCAGGTTTCTTCGATGATGATGAAGAACCTACTTTGAACGAATTCATTACTGAAAGTTATTTTGATTTCAAAGAAACATTTTCCAAACTGACGAATTTAATCGTTACTGTTTTCGGAGCTTCGTTCTTTAAGTATTATTTTAACTTATTTCTTGAAGATTTCCCATACATTCGGAAAGCAAAGCTTTTTACAAGTTTTACGCACATTATTAATGTTGCGTGTACTCTTGGATGGCTTTCGCATATTAATTTCGAATATAATGGAATAGTATTCTTAAAAAGTGATCCACTACGTAAATCGGTTTCAGCATCCGATCTCGTTAGTGCAATCCTTGAATTTACTTCGATTTTTTGCAAGTGTTTTGGAGAATTTACTACTACTTTTTCCTTACGCTCATTTTACGCAGATTCATATGAATCTAAGTATGAAGATGATTTTACTATGTTAACATCTCAACGTTCTTTAATAGAAGTTGGACGTCTAACCGTAGATCCTCATAAATATGATGCAACACTTGATGCCATGATTACCAAAACTTTGGAAAAGCTCGACCACTGTAAAGCTGGAGAGAGATCTTATTTTGGCAGTAAATTGAAAGACTTACGAACCTTGAAATCAGCTCGTATTATGAGTCAGAGAGAATGTGTACGAATGAAACCATATGGAATCCTTCTTCATGGAGGCACTTCCGTTGGTAAATCAGCCGTATCTAATGCTTTAGTACAATATATACTTAAAGTCAATAATTTTGCTTCTGACCCAAAGAATATTATCACTTTAAATGAATTTGATAAATTTCAATCTGAATATCGCACCTATCATAGTGGTGTAATTTTCGATGATTTGGCTAATGCCAAGAAAGATACCGTAGAAGGTAATCCTTTAATGAAAATTATCCAATTTATTAATAATGCTCCTATGGCAGCATTAAATCCAAATGTGGAATTAAAAGGAAACGTTATGATTGAACCATCTGTTGTCCTTGGCACTACAAATGTCAAAGAAATCAGTGCTGGTGATTATTCAAACGAACCTTTGTCAATTCTACGCAGATTCAATTGTGTTATTACAATGAGAGTTCGACCGGAATATTGCATTGAGGGAACCAAAATGCTTGATCCGGAAAAACTTAATAAGGCTTTTCCTGGACAAATCTTTCCAGATTATGCCTATTACACTATTGAACGCGCTATTTTGAAGCCTGGTGCTACATGCGATCATACTTCTCAACAAGCAATTAAATTTGTACCACATAAATTCGAAGGAAAAGAATTAGTGGATGTTGATATTAAAACTGCTTTGCGTTTTATGAAGGAACAATCGTTTCAACACTTTCAAGATCAGCGTGATTATGTTAAGAAGTTCAAAGCTAATCAGAATTTAGAACTCGATGAAGATGGTATGCCCATGGAATTCGATTCTCAATACTGTGATGTTCCTGCACTTGAATCAGAC